ATCCATAGCCTCTGCTTCGTTCTGTACGTCTATGGGTTGTTCGTATCTAGGACGCATAAGTCATATTATACTCCACATTTACGTATGTGTCAACGCACGTGTCGTTCATGTAATTTGGTACTCTCTGAGGAAGTGACTCGTTCTGGAATTGTGGTACTCTCCGACAACATGACTCGCTCCACCTACATGGTACGCTCTGGGTGTATGACTCGTTCTTCAATACTGGTACGCTCCCCCTTCGTGACTCACTCTCTTACCCTGTTACTAATCACACAGACTGGTTCGTTCTCGGTACCTGATACTCTCATCATTTTTGACTCGTTCTCGCCATGTGGTACTCTCTTCTTCCATGACTCGCTCTATGGAACTGGTACTCTCACGCTACCTGACTCGCTCGCTTAATATGATACATTCTTCATACATGACTCGTTCGAGCCAATTGGTACTCTCTGGCGAGGTGACTCGCTCGACGCCTCTGGTACTCTCTGATCTGATGACTCGCTCGCTTAATTTGGTACTCTCCTCAGGATTGACTCGCTCCATATCGCTGGTACTCTCATGCTACCTGACTCGCTCTTCTCATTTGGTACTCTCACGATACGTGACTCGTTCTCGGTGCTTGGTACTCTCATAGACAATGACTCACTTATTCAAAGTTAGGTGGTTTTATAAAGTGTGTATGGTTCAGGTGGTCTATGACGTATGGTTTAGGTGGCTCCTCTCCGTAGTGTAGTTTGTATGCCACGTGATGATAGTGGGCTAAGAATAACTTAACGGCATACCTCTTGGCTCTGGACTGTATGTGACCGGGAGACAGCTTACCTTTGGAGTAATGCTTGTATGCTTCAGTCCCCTTCCCTACCTGTGTGGCTTTAATAGCAGCCTGATCTGCGAACAGCCCTGCTTCATTACGTTCTATCTCCAGTAGCTTACGTTCTGCGTACACCTTACCGTAGATATCTTCTTCATGGTTCTGTACCTTTACAAAGGACTCACCAATTTTCCATGCCAGTGTCTTCAGCTTGGCGTTCCACGGACGTAGTTCCTTACTCTTCCATTCACTTGTTGGATCTAACCCTGCAAATCGCCATATAGCCCCTGCTGTGGGAGCTTTGGTGATATCTATGTGAGCTGCTAACCCTGCTGCAATCACAGGCCCTATGCCACGTATAGACATGGCCCACTGAGATATGGCGTTACCTTCTGCATATGCCTGTAACATCTGTTTGGCTTTGAGTTCTGCAAAGTTCTCGATGGATGCAAAGAAATTGGTAAGGTCTTTGGGTTCACCGCTTTCAGTCAAGGCTCTTACCTGATTAGCGCCACGCTTGCGGTTCTCTTGGTTCTGGTAGTAGTTATCTACGATGAACCTAACCTCTTGTGTAGAGAGCGTAGCTGCCTGTCTCCGTATGCTGTCACTCAACACCTCTATTGTGTCGAGTATTACCTCTTCTCCAGAAGATATGATCTCGTTGCTCTTAAATTTTACTGCCATCTTATTGTTCCTTTCGATTTGTTCTTTGGTTTCTATTCGTCTAACTTATTGACCAACCATATGAATCCAACTGCTAACAGTGTGAAGGCTAGTGATGCACTACCCAAACACTTAGTCCAACTAGTACCCTTGTCTTCTTGCTTGTTCTCTTCCTTGGTACTCATAATAACCCCCTTTCTATTATTAATGATTCCCAAACCCTTCGAGGATTACCGTGGCTCTTCACACTAGCTGATGTTCTGAAGTGTTCCGTGGGTCTAATCCAGTTGAGTGACTTTGCCTTTGTAATCATTGGCCCCATAGCCCTGTTGTCATAGGTCGTTCCGTCCAGAAACTTCCATACGTCATCGACCATAAACAGGTGGTTGTTCTTAGCGCATTTCCAAATAGCTTCCATAGCCTGCATCTTCCATGCTTCATGTGCGCCTTCTTCCACTCTATCCATGCCTTTTTCCTTGGCAATCAATGCCTGCTCTAACGATAACTGGTGTGCGCCTCGCCATATTCGTGCCATCGTGCCTCCTTTCTATTGTGGGTCTTGCCACGGCGTACTTGGTATAAAATATGCCCCATTCTCAATGGCAAAGCGCCGCTCTTTACCTGATGGGTTGTTGTTCTTCTGCGCCCAGTGCTTGCCCTTCACGATCTTGGCCCTGCCTTCATCAAGAGAGAGATAGAGCCGTGGTTTTTCTAGGCCAAACTCCTGACCCCTACCGTACTTAGCCCCTTCCTTCTTTTGTATTGCTACGATGACTAAGCCGTTGCCTATGGCGTTCACTAAGTCTGTCATGTACCGATTTATCATCCAGATATCTTCAGTCATTTCCATGTAGTCTATGATGTTAACGCAGTCCGGTACAATAACATCTGCAAAATTGGTTGACCGCTCCGCAGCCTCAAACTTCCAGTCATCTACTGGCATGTTAAATAACTCCACCCTGCCACGCAGTTCATGTGTACCCATTTCAGAACAGAAGTAATATATGGGCATACGGTCTTGGTTTAGCCTTATTACATTAAGCAGGAAAGCGGTCTTGCCTGCGTTGGGTGATCCTGCAATGCACACTAAATTCTTTGGGTATACCTGTACCAGTTCCTCCACTCCCAAGGGCCACCTAATGTCCAATGCACGACCCTGTGGTGTTGACTTGTAGTCCAGTCCAATAATCTCGGAGTCCACCTTGCGGTATCTTTTATTGATGGACAGGTGTTGCCTGATCTTATTGGACTTCTTTAGCCTTAACAGCGCTTGGCTACGCAGGTTCTTGTCCTTCGGCGTTCGTACACCAAGCTCATTGTCTAATTCATCAGTTGTCCACCATGTATCTGTTTGCTCTATCCAGTCTCGTATCATAGCGGTTAGACTGCGAGCCTCCTCCGTGTCCTGCTGAACACCCTCCACTATCTCTGCTCTCTGAGTGGTCACATTCGGGTATCGCATTGCACTCTTGATAGTTTTACGCAATTCATCAAGGGAAAAGGGAGGAGTGCAGTTGTTAGCGAAACTCATCATCGATGCCTCGATAATATCCTCCGGCATACCCAGTCCATGAAAATACCCTGCCAACTTGATGGCGGTATCATCCCTGCTTCCCTCTGATACGCCCTGTAGGGCCTGAGACACCCAGTTTGGTGCGCTTTCTGGTGTATCACTTGGAGTAGCCCCATTCTTTCGTTCTCTGACCTTTAAAGGATCAGGAACTGTGAACATGGCGGCAATGGGGATCGTGCTGTTGTGGAAAGCATAGGTCGTATCGTTCACCACTGATGGTGGTGCTACAACATAGCCCCCTTCGCTACGTATATCTACCTTCTCTAATATATTGGCTGTTTGTTTAAGTTCTTCGTTGTACTTCAGGTATATATGCCAACCCCGTGGTGTCTTAACCGTCAGCGTCTTCGGAATAAAGGGTTTAAAGTCTTGGATCGACAGCACTCCCTGTTCTCCATCGAGGTCTATGACTGACAGGTCGGACTTGATACCACACGCAATGCCTATATTATATTCGTTATCTTTCCACCATTCCCTGATCTGATTCAGGTCAATCGTGGCATCATTGTGACCCTTGCCCCCTGCTATCGCAGGCATCTTACTGCCAATGGATAATGGGAACACATAGAATCCATTCTTTGCGTACTCAAGGGCATGTTCTAGTAGGGACATTAGTTGACCCCCTTCTTTAACAGGTTGCGTTCGCGCTGTAGCGCTGCATTAGCCCTGTTACGACATGGATGGCATGTGGTACTGCGCCCATTGGTGTTGTAGCCATTGCCACATAGGGCGCAAGTCCTGACATGGTGTGAGTGATCGTCACATCTCATGTGCTTATAAGCCCGTGCCATGAAAGTATGTACGCCCTCTCTCTGGGATATGCACACTCGTTCTTTAGGGTATCCAGATTCAGGGTATACTCGTGTCAGTCCCTGCTTTTTACGTAACTGCTCCACTCGCTGTCTGCTTATGCCAAGCATCGCTGCGATATCTTTGTCTCGCATCCCTTCGCCTACAAGGTGTGTCACCCTGCTTCTGTTTGAGGCGTGGTATGTGTTTATATGAGTTGGTTCATCTGCCATGTGTCGTGCCTCTCCTTCCAGTGTGATATTAGGTCAGTGAGTGGGCTACCTTGGGTTCGGTAGCCACACTCGGTACATATCAGTCAGAACGGTTGCCCATACTCTGATTCTGATTCTGGCTCCGGTTCCTCTACGTTGGAACGTATAGCCTGTGCAATCTTGTTTACTGTCTTG